CACAAAATTATATAAATTTATTAAATATTATTTTTAAATGCACCGTAGAGGAAAATCTTTGATTTTCCTCTACAATGGATGGGAGATAAAATCTTTGATTTTATCCCCCATGCACTGACTAAAGTTTATAAAATGAATATAGTTCAATAGTATTTTTTATGAAATTTTTAATAATTTTCATAAAAAATGAAAAATTACACTTATATTTTTCTATGGTAATTAAAAATAGGTGGATAATATTTTCCATATATTATAAAATAATTAAATATAAAAATGAATAATACTCCCATTTTTATAAAATTTATTAAAAATTTCATAAAAAATGAAAAATTATTTATCTTTGCTAAATAATTTTTTCTATGCTCATTAAATATACCTATTTTTTAATAAAATAATCATTACTAGCAAAATTATATAAAATTATTAAAATTTATTTTTATATACACTAAATAATATTTATAAAATGAATACGTCAATCCAGTATTTTTTATGAATTTTTCGTGAAAATTATCAAAAAATTCATAAAAAATATAATTTTATTGTATTCATTTTATAAAATTTATTGTGTATTTAAAAATAATATTTAATAAATTTATATAATTTTGCTAGTAATAATTATATAAATTTATTAAATATAGGTATATTTAATGAGCATAGAAATAAATTATTTATCTTTGATAAATAATTTATCATTTTTTATGAAATTTTGATACTTTTTATAAAAATGGGTGTATTATTATATTTAATTTAATAAAAAATAAATTGAATATAATAAAGGTTAATAGCCTTAAATAATTAATAATTTTCATAAAAATGAGTGTATTATAAATATTGTCATTTATTGAATCATATACACTCATTTGTATAAAAAGTATTAAAAATTTTATAAAAAATGATAAATAATTTTTAATTAAATAATTATTATTTTATTAAATATTATTAAATACACTTAATAAATTTTATAATAGTAATTATGACATAAAATTTTTAATTTTATGTTTTAAGATTGGGATAAAAATCAAAGATTTTTTATTTATCCTACGTTTCATGTTTACACATGAAACATATTTTTCTAAAATTAATATGATTGAATATTCTTTTTATGAAATTTTCAATAATTTTCATAAAAAGAAATGTATTGTTATTTATGGATATATAATATTGTCATGTTAGAATTGGTGTATTATTTTATCAATTTTTATATAGTTATTTAAAAAAATACTAACAATTACCTAATATTGATGGTTAAAGATTTATTATTATATGATAGATTAGAAGTACCATATGATGCTACTAATGAACAAATTAAAAAAAATTTTTATAGATTATCTAAAACATGGCATCCAGATAAACATTTAAATGAAGAAGATAAGATTAATGCTACTAATAAATTTAAAGAATTAAATGAGGCCAAAGAAATATTATTAGATACTGAAAAAAGGAAATTATATGATAAAATTGGACTAAATATTTTAAATAATGGATTATATGAGCCTAATTTTAATAATTTTGATAATTTATTTAGTACTAGTTTCTTTAATATGAATAATAATAAAACACAAAATTATGATGATATAAATGAAACATTAAATGTAACTTTAGAACAATTATATAATGAAGAAAATATAAATTTAAGTTATAAACAAAAAATAGTTTGTCCTAAATGCAACGGTGAAGGTCATTCAGAAAATGTTAATCCAATATGTAATATTTGCACAGGAAAAGGCACAAATATAAAAATAATTAAAATTGGAATAATTATGCAACAGATTATTAGTCAATGCCATCAATGTAAAGGTATAGGAAAAATAATACAAGATATAGATAAATGTATTCAATGTAATGGTAATTGTTATATCTATAAGGATAAATCTATACAGATACCTCTTAAATCTGGATTAAATAATGAAAGTAAAATTAATTTATCAAATAAAGGAAATCAATTCAAAAATATTAGAACTAATCTTATTATTTGTATAAATGAATTACCTCATGAAATATTTAAAAGACATAATGATGATTTATTTATAACAATTAATTTAAATTTATATCAAGCATTATTTGGATTTAAAATAAAAATAAAACATTTAGATAATCGTGAACTAATTATTACTACAAATGATATAACAGAGTTTAATTCTATTAAAAAAATATCTAACGAAGGAATGAAAACATTAAATTCTGATTCTAAAGGTGATTTATATATAAAATTTATTATATCATTACCTAATATAAGTGATGATATACATAATATAAAAAATATTTTAAAAGTTATATGTAATGAACAAGATAATGATTTATCAAGTAATTGTACTCTTACCTCTATTAATGGTAAATTAGAATATATAAATTATTTGCATTCTATTTTTGATAATCGCAATTATATTATATAATTATAAATTAAATATATTATTATATATTATATTTTGATTTTCCAGCTTCTTTTCTACATATTGGGCATTTATTACTATATTCTCGTAAATATTTAAATATACATTGTTTATGAAAAACATGTTCACAATTTATTTTTGATACTTCATTGCCTTTTTCAAGTTCTAATAAGCAAATACTACAATTATCATTTAAATTTTCTTCTAATGTATAATTTTGAATTTTATCAAATTCATCATCATCCATTGTTACTACTACATCTTGAAATACATTGGATTCATCAATTACTAAATTTCTAAGCATATTAAGAAAAATATTATTATTTAATCTTCTTATTGGTATTTGATTATTTGAATTATTATTTATTGCATTTGATCTCATACGAGAGCTTCTAGGAGACCTTATATCTGTATCATCATTATTATTATTAATATCATTATTATTATTAATATCATTATTATTATTAATATCATTTAATCTTCTATAAGATCTTCTAGTAGATCTTATATTTGTATCATCATTATTATTAATTTCATTATTATTTATTTCATTATTATTTATTTCATTTAATCTTCTGTAAGATCTTCTAGTAGAACTTGCATCATTATTATTAATTTCATTATTATTATTATTAGTATTATTATTATTATTTAATTCATTTAATCTTCTATAGGATCTTCTAGGAAATCTTATATTTGTATCATCATTAATATTTGTATCATTATTAATATTTATTTCAGTTAATCTTCTGTAAGATCTTCTAGTAGACCTTATATTTGTATCATCATTATTAATTATTTCATTTGTATTTTCATTATTTAATTGATTATTTGATATTATATTAGTATTTGTTTCATTATTTAATTGATTATTTGATATTATATTAGTATTTGTTTCATTATTTAATTGATTATTTGACCTTCTATTAGAACGCCTATTATTTATATTATCATTATTTAATTGATTATTGGATCTTCTATTATTTAGTATATTAGTATTAGTTTCATTATTAATATTGTCATCATTTGTTTCATTATTTATATTATCATTATTTAATTGATTATTGGATCTTCTATTATTTCGTATATTAGTATTAGTTTCATTATTAATATTATCATCATTTGTTTCATTATTTATATTATCATTATTTAATTGATTATTGTATCTTCTATTATTTTGTCTATTAGTATTTGTTTCATTACTAATATTGTCATCATTTGTTTCATTATTTATATTATCATCATTATTAATATTTATAATATTATTCATATTTATATTAGTATTATTAATAATAGTACTAATAATTTGTTGGATAGTGTGGATAGAGGGTATATTATTTGAAATTTCATCATTATCTATAATATTATTAGTATCATTACTATTATTTTCATCTATATCATTATCGATTAAATTGGTAATTGGGATGATAATAACAACTTGTTGTAACATTTCAAAAGTAACATCTATATTATAATATTGATAAAATTCATATAATCTTTGATTAATTAGATTTGGTGGAATATTACGATTTAATAAATATATTTTTAAATCTTTAATTATGCTAATTTCATCTTGAGTATTATCTTGAATGTACACGCGCATTGCGAATAGATCAGAATATAATTCTTCAAATTCGGCCATTTAGTAATATAAGATATATATTATTATATATTTATTTCAATATTTTTTATATTATTTAAATGAAAAATTATTATAAAAATAATATTTATATAATAAATATATGTCAGTACCATATCATATTAAAAAATGGAAAGAAAAACAATTAGCTGAATTAATGTATAATAAGAATAATTATGATAATAACATTATAGATAAAAAATATAATGATATTATAAATAAATATAATAATAAAATAGAAAATTATAATAAAAAAAAAGAAATAAAATTATTAATTCGATATAAAATTGAATTAGAACAAATGAATAAAGATACTACTGATATAATGAAAAATATTAATAATAGACATAATAGTTATAATAAAAAAAATATAGACTTTATTGAATAAAATTACTTTATACGTGTAACTACACCATTTTCTACATATAATTCTTTATCAAATATATTTTTAACTTTATCAATATGTGTAATATAAAAAATTATATTATTTTTAAATATATTTTTTATAGTTAAACATATTTCATATGCAAAGTCTTCATTTAAATTTTGATCTATTTCATCAAATAATAATATATTATAATTTTTATCTTTAATAGTATAGATTGTTCTAGCTATTACTAATCTTATTTTTTCACCCATACTTAATTTTTCTACATTAATATATTTATTATTTCCATCAGAAGGAAATTTTGATAATTTTATAGATTCTTTTATTAAATTAATATTATAATTATCATTATAATTAGAAATAATATCATATAAATTTCCATCAAATAGATCTTTATAATTTGGTAAAAATATATATGCATTTTTTTTAATTTCTGATATATTTGGTTTAATTTTTATATTATCACATTTTACTATACCTTTTAAAATATAAATAAAAGATGTTTTTCCACTTCCTGATTTTCCATTAATTAAAAAATGATCATTTTTATGAATAACTAATTTATCTTTCAATATTAATTTAGGATTTGTAATGTTAATATTATCAATTTCTATATAATTTATTTTTATTCTATTTGTAAATTTTTCTTTATTTTGTGGAATAAATTTATTTAAATATTGCAAACGTTCGCACATTTTAACATTATTTATTTTACTTCTATAATATTGATTTAATTTATTACTAACATATTGAATATCATATATTATCAAAAAATAAGTTATAAAATCAAATGGTGTTATTTGATCAAATCTATAACTAATAATTATAAATATATATAAAAACATAGCCATATTAATTTTATTTTCTATATTAGTATTTATATTTAATATACTATAATTAGTTGATTCTAATTTTTCAATATTATCTAAATAATATTTATAATTAAATTCATCATTTATTAAGAAACTTTTACTATTCACTAAATAATTACGAATGTTATTATCATATTTAAAATATTCATTAGTTAAATATAATTCTTTTTCTATTTTTTTTTCATATAATGTTTTTACATAAACGTAATATATCATAAATAAAATTATAATTAATGGGAAATTCTTATTATATGATATTAATATTAATGTTATAAATCTTAATGGTATATCATATTTTCTTTTTATATTTACAATATATTCTTCTAAATTATCATTAATATGATCCAAAATTGTATAATAATTAACTAAATCCAAATCTAAAATTCTATTTTTTTCTAATTGTATTATTCTTTTATTATAATAATCACTATTTGCAATTTTAAATTCTTTCAAAAAATTATTAGTTATATATTTTGAATAATTTTCTACAGGTACAGTTATTATTAAAACTTTAAATAATATTAGTGTACAATATAATATTAAATCAGGTTTCGATTTTAACATATTACTAAAATATAACAGTAACCAATGAAACCCATCGTTGAGTACACTATTTATTAATGCCATATAAAAATATTTATTGTATGCCGAATTTAAATTATATTTTTCTAATATAATTTTAATATGTGCGTCTATTTGTTCATCCATATTAATATATATAATATATTAAAATATTTAAAATATAAATATTATATAAAAATTTAAAGATTGTTAATATTATTTTTATGTCTACATAATCATATTCATTTTATACAAGTTATTAGGCCTGACTTAAAAAAAGTATATACACCTATTTTTATAAAAATTATCAAAAATTTCATAAAAAATAAAAAAATATTTATCGAAGATAAATATTTTTTGCATAAAAAAGAATATACATATTCTTTTTTATGCCTGTTATATTATATTCATTTTATAAAAATTATTAAGTATATTTATACAATAATATTTAATTAATTAGTAAGTAATAATTATTTATTTAAAAATTATTTATCTTTATGAAATTTTTAATAATTTTCATAAAAACAAGTATATATTATAAATTAATTAAAAATTGAATATAATAATATTTTTAGTTTTATCTAATTAATTATAATGAAAAATTTACCGTTAGAAATATATCAAAATATTTTAAGTTACAAATCACCTACTATTAAATTTAATATATATAAAGATAATAAATTAATAAAATCATTATCTCATTCTTGGCATAATACTCTAAAATTAATTTTAGATAAAAAAAAATATACTAATCTTAAAGATTCTAATTATATAAAATTATGTAATGAAATTATTCTTATTAAAATTAGTAAAAAAAAAATATTAAGTCAATTATATCATAAATTAATAATAGATAATTATGATTTATATTTTAAAATTAATAATATTGAAATACCATATAAAATATTAAATATTTTATTTTGGAACTCATTTGATGTAAAACAAGATATTGATATAGATTTATATATTGTTTATAAAAAAATATACAATAATTATAAAGATATAATTATAGAAGAAAAATATGAAAATAATATATTACATTTATATAAAGATAATATAAATACCAATATTTTAGAATTAATAATAAATCATTCTAAAATATTTTCACGATTTTATGTATTATATAATAACACATGGACAATAATACCAGATAATGTTATTATTTATTATAGACATTTACCTATATATTATGAAAGCAGAAATATTAAATATTATTTATATTATGATAATTATAAAATACATATATTTACTATTACAGATGAATTATATAATAGTATAACATTTTATAAAAATATAACTTGCGATATATTTTATAATAATGTTAAAAATAAAAAAGGTTTTAATTTAATTAAAATTATTAATTAGTAATATTATACCATATTTATTTTATTAAATTTATTTAGAACGACATAAAATAAAATTTAATAAATTTATATAATTATTTATCAAAGATAAATAATTTTTATAAAAATTGAATATAAATTATTTAAGTCTAATTTTCTATTATATATAATGATTGAATATTTTGAAAAACACGAAGGAAATTTTACAGGTGAATTACCAAAAGAATATTTTAAATTTGATTATCCGTTAGATCATTTCCAACTTTATGGATGTCAAGCTATAGATAAAAATGAAAATATTTTAGTAACTGCACATACAGGAAGTGGTAAAACAGCATTAGCATTATATGGTATTGCACGAACATTATCAATGAATAAAAAAGTTATATATACATCACCTATTAAAACTTTATCTAATCAAAAATATGCAGAATTTTCAAATCATTTTGATTCTGTTGGTATTATGACAGGTGATGTAAAAATAAATCCTATTGCTAATTTATTAATTATGACTGCAGAAATTTTAAGAAACTCTATTTTGAAAAATAATAATAATGTAGTAGAAGATAAAATTAGTTGGACATTTGATCCTAATGAAGTTGGTTGTGTTATATTAGATGAAGTACATTTTATTAATAATCAGGATAGAGGGACTGTTTGGGAAGAAATTATTATAAATTTATCATCTGATATTCAACTTATTATGTTAAGTGCAAGCGTTACTAATCCTGATGAGATGGCATTATGGATAGGTAATTTAAAAAAAATTAAATGTCATTTAATGACAACATATAAAAGACCTGTACCTTTACAGCATGGTATTTGGTGGGATAATGAAATAACTTATTTTTTATATGGTGATAATAATTGGACAAATAATATTTGGTCCGATATTGAAAAAAAAATAAATAAATATTATAAATATAATAAATTTACATTAAATATGTTTTTTTCTTGTATTAAATATTTATATGATAATAATATGACACCTGCTAATATATTTTTATTAAATAGAATATTAATAGAAAAATATGCAAAAAAAATTCCATATTATTTCGTTAATTCAGAAGAAGCTGCAAATATTAGTAATATATGGAATTTTAAATTAAGAAATTATAAAAATATATATGATAAAACAACTGAATGGAATGAATTATATTCTCTAGTAATTAAAGGTATCGGTATACATCATTCTGGAATGATACCAATATTAAAGGAAATTGTAGAAATATTATATGAAAAAGGTCTAATTAAAATATTATTAGCTACTGAAACTTTTGCAATGGGTGTAAATATGCCTACAAAAACTGTTGTATTTACACAACTTACTAAATATGATGGTAATGAAAGTAAAAGATTATTAAAATCAGAAGAGTATGGTCAAATGGCAGGTCGTGCAGGTAGGAGAGGAAAAGATCCTATTGGACATGTATTAATTTTACCTTTTAATGATTTTATTACAGAATATGAAGCAAAAATAATAATATTATCATCGCCACAAAATATAAGATCTAAATTAAATATAAATCCAATATTTGTATTAAAACATTTATCTATAATTACAGATAATGACATTAAACAATTATATACAAATTCATTATTTAATTATCAATCAATAAAAGATAATGATAATTTAAAATATAAATATGAGTTAATTAGTAATAAGATAGAAAAATATGAAAAAGAACATAATATAGATAGTAATTTATTAAATGAATATTATAAAATTATAGAGTTAAATGAAAAATTAAAACCAAATGGATTTATAAAATTAGCTCATAATATAGAAAAAAAAATTAAAAATGAAATAAAAAATTTATTAGATTTATATTCTAATAATAATATAAATTTTTTAAAAATAATTGATACATATATTTTAATACATAAAGATTTTAATAATATTAAAATAAAAATTGATGAATATGAATCAAAAATGAATAACCAAATACAATATATATTAGATTTTTTAAAAAATAATAATTATATTACTATAATAGATTCTAAATATCAGTTAACAAAAATTGGTAAAATAATTTCAGATATAAATGAATGCAACCCATTTATTATTAATTATATTATTTGTAATAATTTATTTGATAATATAGAATTTAATGAAATTGTAGCCATTTGTTCTATTTTTATAAATGAAAATAAATCAAATGAAGAAATTTATATAAGTGATCTAAACTGTTCTGATAAATGTCGAGATATACTATACAATATCGAAAAAAAAATTGGTGAGTTTTATAAATTAGAAGATAATTTAAATAAAATATTACCATATCCTTGTTATTTAGATTGGTCTATTAATTATACAATGTTTAATACTGTTATTGAATGGGCTGATAATAATAATATAGATACATCATTTTATGGAAATTTTATTAAAACAATACTTAGAATAACACAATTAATTAGAAATATTGAATCAATCGCTATTTCAATTAACAATATAGATTTAATTAATAAATTAAATGGATATTTAGAAAAATTAATCAGAGATATAGTAACTACTGATTCTTTATATTTAAAATAAAATTTTATCTTTCTAATTCCATTATCGTCATATTATTAAATAGATTATACATACAATCTTTACAACATACAATATGATGACTTTGGGAACTACTAATTCCTTTACATATAACAATATCAGTCATAGCGATATCTAAACATATTGGACAAGTTTTATCAGTTTCACTAAATTGATCATTGGATATTATTTTATAATTTTCAATATCTACATTCCTGCATATAGGACATTTATCATATGGTGTATATATAGATATTATAGATTCAGAAATAATTCTATCAACATAATTTAAATTATTAGTCATAATTATATTAATATCTCTATTAATATTATTAGATATAATATTATTAGATATAATATTATTATTTTCTTCTGATGTGTTCATTTTTTGAATTTGTATGTATGGCTAGGGTATTGAGATTAATGGTATTATCATAATATATTTTTTTCAATTTTTTATTATTTTAAATATTTTGTTCATAATGTTAATGAGTATCCATGATACACAAATTTTAAATTTTTTTAATTCTATTATAATATATAATAATAATAAATATATAGATAAATTTATAAATATAAAAATATTAGATGATATATTTAATATTGATATAATAAATTCATTTAAAAATGGCATTTTTGATACATTATCTAATTCTTATTTTCTAAAAATTTATAATGAAGGAAATTATATTGAAATTTTAAAAAATAGTTATTTAACAGAAAGTGATTATATTAAGAATTTTAGTAATTATAAAATATTTAAATATTATTATCATCATAATAGATATAATATCTATTATAATATTAAAGTGTTATTATATTCATTTAATAAAATTTATGAATATGAAAAATATTATAATTATTTTATTAATAATATTAAAAATAATAATGATATAATATCTAGTTTATTATTAATTATTATATATCATGCAAAAACTTTACAAAATTTAGAAATATTACCTTTATTAATATTATCATATATTAAATATATATGTACTAGTTTTATAGATGAATGTATATATAAAATTTTAGTTAATACAATTTATTATACTATTGTTGATATAAATATTTATGATATTTATAATAAAGATGAACAAATAAAATTAATAAAAAAAATAAAATTTACATCATATGATCAAAATATAATATGTAACTATATTAAGGATAAATTCAATTCCTATATTAAAATAGAATATATTTACGATTTTATACTATTTTTGTCTGAAAATATAAAATATATTTATATATCTAATATAGATAAATATATAATTAATGAATTAATAAAATTCTCTAAACATGATTCATTAAATAATATTATTTCATCATATAAATTACCTCAATTTAATAATAATTTACAATCTATTGTATTTCCAACAGATATTTTAAATACTGAAAATATAAATACTAAAGATTTAAATGAAAATATATTTGAATATTCTATAAAAAATACTATTAAACCATCAATAATTAAAACACCAATTATTAACCCTCCTAAATCACCTGTTAAATTAATAAAACATACTATTATTACATCTAATAAATATTTATCTTCATATTCAAATGATGGCTCATTATCACCACCAAATAATAGATTAATAAATAATAATTTTTTAAAATTACAAAATAGATCATTATCACCTACACAAAAAAGATGTTCGTTATTACATAATAATAGTTCAGTATCTGTTCCTGTAAATAATATAATATTACCACAATCAAATAATGGTTCACCATCTGTTCCTATAAATAATCTACTATTACCCCAATCAAATAATGGTTCATTATCTGTTCCTGCTAATAATCTAATATTACCCCAATCAAATAATGGTTCGCCATCTATTCCTGCTAATAATCTAATATTTCCACAACCTAATAATGGATCATTAACTGTTCCTGCTAATAATCAAACATTATTACCTAATAATGGGTCATTATCTATTCCTGTTAATAATCAAACATTATTACCTAATAATGGGTCATTATCTATTCCTGTTAATAATCAAACATTATTACCTAATAATGGGTCATTATCTATTCCTGTTAATAATCAAACATTATATAATTATAACAATACTTTGTATAATTATGAAAATATATCACCAAATTATAATATGTATTATAAAAATATGACATATAATGAAAATTATAACCATAATATAAATTATGAAACCATATCAAATTATAATACTGTTATACCGAATAATAATATTATAAATAATAATACTATAATACCAAATAATAATATTATAAATAATACTATAATACCAAATAATAATACTATTATATCAAATAATAATGGAATGATATTAAATAATAACAATATTATGCCTAATAATATTGGAACAATATTAGATAATAATAATATTATATCAAATAACAATATTAGACCGATATTAAATAATATTGGAACGATATTAAATAATAATGAAATTATTCCTAATAATATTGGAACTATATTGAATAATGATAATATAGTGTATAATTACAATGACACTTTTTTATCGAATTATAATAATACAAGATTAAATTGTAGTACTATTATACCGAATAATAATGGGCATTTAGTAAATTATTCGCCAAGATCATACATATATTTTAAAAAATATTATTAATATTTTCCATATATTTAATAATAACTTTCTTTTTAATATTAATGGAAAATATAGATAGTAATATCCAAAAATGGGAGTTAAAATTTAATAAATATTGTGAATATGAATTAAAATGTCATAATTATATTAATTCAATAAATGATATTAAAAAAAATTTAAATTATTTAGTTGGTATGCAAGAAAAAGATGATATGATATTTTATCAATCATTAATTAATAATTCATATTTTTATTTATCTAAATCATTAAAAATTAGAATAATTAAATTTATTAAAGATTTAAATTTAATTTGGAAAAGAATAGTAGAAGATGTCACTATGGATGAATTAAATAAAAATAATTTTATGGCATTATTAAAAGATTATAGAAAATTAGCCGAATCATCACAACCTAAAAAGAATGCAAATAATAATTTAATATGGGTTAAAGATGATAAAATTGAGAATTTACATAATATTGAAAACGATATTAATGATATAATGGTTTATCATTTAAAATTAATATCTTCATTTTTAACATTAGTTGAAGTTGAAAAAAATTTTTATTGTGGTGAAAGTGCGCATATATCTAATAATTTTATAATTAATGAAGAAGATTTAGAAGAAACATATTAAAATATTTAGAGTATAGATAACATTTAATATAATGTCTGAAAGTGAGTCATGGAAAAAAGAGCAAGAAATTATAATTAAAAAATGGGCAGATAAATCATTATGTTATAAAATAATGCACGAAAGAGCATATAAAAAATATTGGTGTCTAAATGCTTGGTTTAATATTCCAGTAATTATAATATCTACAATTACTGGAACTGGGAATTTTGCATCATCTAATTTTGACGATAAAGCACAAGATATTATATTTATTATCGGTGCATTTAATATATTTGCAGGAATATTAGCAACAATTGCAACTTATACTGGCGTTGCACAAAAATTAGAAAGTCATAGATTTGCTTCTATTTCATGGGATAAATATAACAGAAAACTACAAATTGAATTATCCAAATCTAGAAAAGATAGAATGAATGTTAAAGATTTTATAAAACAAGTATCAGAAGAATATGATAGACTTATAGAAATATCTCCTATATTATCAAATGATATTATAAGATGGTTTACAAAAATGATAAAAACGGGTATTATTGAAGATGGAAAATCTGGATTAACGCAATGTTGTTTTGATTATATTTGTTTTCCATGTGGATGTAGTATGTCAAGTCATAATGCAGATATAAAATCAATTGAAACAATTGATTTTGAATTACCTGATATTATTAGTTTAATTAAACCAACTATTATAAATGATAAACCAGATGATATAGATATTGACACAATAACAATACAAAAAACAGATTCAAATATATACAATATTTATGAAACTTGTTAAATTAATTATCAAATATAATTTGATTTAATTTTGTTCTAACACAAAATATTTTATGAAATATTATAGCAAATATTATTAATATAATAAAAACTAAAGTAAAATTATTTATATTCATATATTTATTAATAAAATATGCAAATAATACAGTAAAAATTATGTCTATAATTGCAAAATCAAATAATCTGTATTTATGTACACCTTTTCTAGGTTCACCAAAAATTTTATTATATTCACATAACATTAAAATAACCTATAAATTATTTTTGTAAAAAATTGAATAATTTATATCATTAATTATAGTTAATTCTTATCAATGAATATTATTAATATTAATTTAGTAAGTGGTGAATTATTTAAAACTATTAATGTTAATAATTTAGAATTAACTTATATGCAAATTATAGAATTATTTCATGATTTAGATGATAATATTTTTAAAATTATTAATAATGATAAAATCATTTATACCAATTTATATAATTTAGATTATAATAAAATAATATTAAATAATGTTTTAACAATTGTATTTATGGATTATGATAAAGATATTATAAATAAATTGAAAATATGTGGAATCTATTTAAAATATCTTGATTATGAATTTACAAATAATATTGATATTATTAAAGTTGCTGTAAATAATAATGGATATGCCTTACAATATGTAAGCCATGAATTTTTAAATAATTATGATATTATTAAAATGGCAGTAAATAATAATGGTTTATCATTATATTATGCCAGTGATGAATTAAAAAATAATTTTGATATTGTTAAAATTGCTGTTAATAATAATGGTTATGCATTATTATTTGCTAGTAATAAATTAAAAAATAATATTGATATTATAAAATATGCTGTTAATAATAATGGTTATGTATTACAATACATTAGTAATGAATTTAAAAATAATTTTGATATTGTTAAAATTGCTGTAAATGATAATGGTTATGCATTAAAATATGCTAGTGATGAATTAAAAAATAATATTGATATTGTTAAAATTGCAGTAAATAATAATGGTCTTGCTTTGAAATTTGTTAGTAATAAATTGAAAAATAATTTAAACATTATTAAAATTGCAGTTAAAAAAGATAGTAACTCTTTCCAATATGTTAATTATATATTTAAAAATATATTAATATTTATAAAATTTATTAAAATTTTTATAAATATTAATGTATATAATTATTTTAATAAAAATTAACAAAATTTTGTTAAATATTATTTTATTATAAAATATTATCTATTATTATTTTTCTTTGATTATATGTATATATTTGATGCATTGCTATATGATTTTCATGTATTGTTGAATTTTTATCTATAGTATTTATAAAATTATATTTATATACAATAGTATTCATATAATTATATATAAAATGATCAGCTACAGAAATATCATATTTATAATCAAAAGTATTATTTGAATTATATTTAGCTACATTAGTTAAAAATTTATCAACACCTTCTTTTGTTATAATATAGCAAGCAGTGCTACAAATATGATATCCATCTTCCCACTTTGAATATGTATTAGTTAATTCAAAAGGACAAACTTTACAAATCATTAAAATATCAAAATCTGGTGCATTTTCTATTATATCCTGTAAATTATCATCAAATAAAATTAAATTATTAAATCCAATATCATCTTCACATACACAAAAATATTTACCGTACATATGTTCAAGTGTAGATATTGCTTTAATATGTGATAATGTACAACATAATTCTTGATACGTAGTACATTTATTTATATTACTATTTTCGTTTATTTTAGAAACATCAATAGCAGAAATTCTAGTATTTGGAATATTTTCTAATAATTTTTCCATATGCATTTTTCTATCTACAGATTTATCCATATTTATCCATACAACATGATCAATATAATTAAATTTTTCTGAATATAAATAACTAAAAATATCATTATTAATTATAGAAGAACACAATTTTATAAATATATCTTTTATATGTTCTGATTTTTTTTCTTTACTATATATAAAATTTTCATTATCAATAAGATCAATATTATCTATATTTATATCACAATTATCATTATTTGTGACTAAACCCCCATATATATATATATGATATAATGCTAAAATTTTTTTCATTACAATATTATAATTATTATATATTTTAATATTATCTTTTAGTCTATTCAAAAAATTAATAATTTTTGAATTATCATTTATTAAATAATTATCTATATTATATAATTTATAATTAATTTTTTTATAATTTGATACTATATTAATATTAATATCATCTACATTTGAATAAAAATTTACAATATTAATTTTAGTATTTGAATCAAAATTATTAGAATCAATATTATTATTATTTATATTTTCTTCTGATTCATCATTTAATTTTATAATTTTATAATTAAAAGAATTATCCTCACTAAATTCTAAATATTCTAATTTAATGATATAATACATATTTTTAGCTAAATTTTTATTAACAATTAAAATTTTTAATTTTTTGTTTTTAATAAATAAATCAATAACATCTGATATTTTAGGTTCAATAATATAATTAACTAACATTAAAATATAATTATTATGTAAATAATAACATTCTATTACTTTATCTAAATATTTTTCTATAGTTAAATTTGAATTTATAATATTATTATTTTGACTAATTATAGAATTATTCATATTATTAATATTATAAAAAATCGAACATCTATTTAATGATTTATTATTTATGTAGTTATTATCTTTCATAAATTTAAATTTAATAGAATATGATTTATCTAAAAAATAACTACCTAAATATTTATCGTTAATTATTATATTTTCATCTATATTATCTATTATTCCAACAATATCACAATTATATTGGTGATAAGATAATTCATAATAAATTGTAAAAGTTTGATCAATATTAATATCATCTTTTATGAATATTATTTTATCATCATCATCTATCAAATGTTTTATATTTATTAATGATCCATAATTAATTATAATATTATCATTAATTATATCATATTTAATATTTTCATTAGAATTTTCAATATTTATAATAATATATTTTGGTTTAATATATTGATTTTGTAAAATTGTAATTAATGAATCTAATTCTTTTGAATTAAATTTTTCAATTGTAGAACTAAAACTTATTATTATATTTTTTATATTATAATCTAATGAATAAGTATATACATTATATATTTTATCTTCTAATAAATTAACATCTAAATTACTTTCATTATAATCATATATTATATATTTATATTTATCTATATCATTAAAAAAATAAATGGTATTATTTATATTTTTAGAAAGTTTATTTATATAAAAAATATTATCTTTTACATAAAAAGTATTTTTAATTTCATCATTATTTATATATTTATATTTAATAGTATTTATATTTTCTGAATTAATTAGTGTATCATTTTGGCAAAGATTCATATCTACAAGATTTAAAATATTTTTATACATTAACTATTAAATATATTTATTATATTTGTCAAACTCATAATAAAAAAAATACACTATTTTTTTATTAAAATTATTTAAAAAATTTATTAAATATTATAATTAATGGAAATTCAAGTTTTAAATCGCGTAACACAATATATTAAAAAAATTAATAAAAGTTTAATATTTAATAATTTAGAAAATGAACATATTTCTGATATAATTGAATTTAAATCAACAAACATAATAGAAACTATTATAAATAAATATAATAATAATGATAAATATGATTTAATTTTAGATAATAGTAAAATTGATAAATTATTTGATATGTACAAAATTTATGATTATATTTTTAAATTATTAAATATTAATGGTATATTTTGTTCTATCATTAGTGATAATAGTCTATATAATATTAAACCAGATATATATAAACATTATTTAAGTAATATAAATGGGATTGAATTATTAGCATTATATAAAGTAGATAGTAATAAATCATGGTATGATGCAATAAATAATACAAAAGATAATAATTTTGATATTAATAGTGATACAGAAAATTATACTATTTTTTTATTAAAAAAAATAAAAATGAAATAATTAATAAATTTAATTATTTAAATATGTGTTCAGAAAAAAATAATATATTATATTTAATAGATGATATTTCACATATAAATAATAAAAATACATGTTTAATATATGAAGACATATTAGAATCTACAATTAATTATTCTGAATATTATCATATTTTTTCTTTTAATAAAAATGAATATGTAAATAAATTAATTCAATCTAAATCTATATTAACACATGAATCTTATAATAATTATATTAAAAATAAAAATAATATAGATAAAATTAAAAATTATGATTATAATTTAATTAATCATATAAAAATATTATTATTAAAAAATATAAAAGAATTATATCCAAATTATAAATATTATCAATGGAATCATAATATAATTCCAGTAGATAAAACTGATAAAATATATATTACCTATAATGGACATAAAATAGATGAATTTATTAATGAAGATAAATTAATATATATTAATTTAATTCCATATGAATTAATAGATTGGTTTGTTGATAAATATTTGGATAAATTATATACGTATCCATATATAAATATGGTTGACGATCAAGCTATAATATTTGATATATATAAAAGATTTGAAGATAAATTTATAGTTATTCATGATAAAATAAAAATTGGTTTTAATTGTAAAAAATTTGAAAATTACGAAGATAATGAAATTATTTATAATTATGCTTTTTATATTAAATACAATTATAATATAGATTGTATCATTTTATATGAAAATAATTTATTAGATAAATTCAAAAATGAATTTATATGTTATAATTATAATATAGATAATATATCTAAACTAATTACAAATGAAAAAATTACATATTTATATACAATTATTAATAATGAAAATGATGTTAATTTAACTAATTCATGCAAAAATATATTCTATCTTACATCTTTTCTTAATATAGATTTTAAAAATAATTTATGTATGGTGAATTCAAAAGAATTGTTAGAGTATTATAATAATTATAATTTTAATATTGTTCCTCCATTAATTACTATTCCAAAAATTAATGATAATTATAGAGAAATATTATCCATTCCAAAAGATGCAATAGTAATTGGTAGATATGGTAATTATCATGATTTTAATATTCAAGAAACATATGAAGCTATAAAACATATAGTAGATAATTATGATAATTATTATTTTATATTTGCTAATACAAATCCATTTTACATACATCCTAAAATATTATATTTAAGATCTTTAGATAATAATACTGAAAAAGCTTTATTTATAAATACATGTAATGTAATGATTCATGGGAATATAAATGGTGAAACATTTGGATTATCAATAGCTGAATTTAATTCATTAAATAAACCAATTATAACATGTACTGTACCAAGTTATAATTGCCATATTAAAATATTAAATGATAAAGGATTATATTATTATAATAAAGAATCACTAATAAACATATTAAAAAATATTCCAGAAATTATTAAATTAGATTATAATTGGATAGCATATAATTATGATAATAAAGATATTATGAATAAATTTATAAATTGTTTATAATTTTTGTGTAAATATTATATTATCATAATTACATAATATAATATTAATTGCTTTCATTCTTTTTTCTATAGGTGTTCCTTTTTGTTTTCTACTATATATTTTAATTTTTTTTTCTATACTTAATGCAATTTTTTTATCCATATTTTCATTACATGAAAGAGTACCATAATATGACCATACTCCTTCATTTTTATTATTAGTTGTATATTTAGCACCTCCTTTAATTTCACAATTATGTTGTCTTAATCTTCTAATTGGATTATTAGTAATACCAACATAAGTTTTATTACTAATATTATGTACTAAAATATAAATAATATAACTCATTATAATAAATGTATAATTTATATATTATAAATTAAAGAAAAAATATATTCATTTGAATTATTATTTATTATTTCAAGATTAATATTTGGTATAAAATTTTGTAAATGTTTTTTTAAATCTGTTTGAAATCCATAATTATTTATAAATTGACTTTTCAAATGTATATGTTTTAAATTTTTTACAATTATAATAAATTCATCTGTATCAACATTTAATGTACAATTTTTAATATGATTATTATCTAAATTATTATTTATTTCAATTATTGACGGATAACATACATTAATGCATTCATTTATCATTTTATCATATGCATATTTAAAAGATTTATAATAATTATATTTCAAGTCTATAGAATCTTTATATTGTTTTATATTATTATTATATAAATTTATAATTGATTTTGTAGGTTCTAAATTATATAATGGTCTAGTAAACATAATTGTTTTATTTAGAAAATTATATAAATCTATATTAAATAATTTAATAGAATTCATAAATAATCTATCTTTATTATTTAATAAATTTATATCTATTAAATCCCAATTTGATATATCATTTTCATTATTTTCAGTCATTATTAAATATACTAATAAATATTTTATTTAATATTTTTTTAAAATCTATTATATTATAATATAATCATGTCAACTTTAGATAATATTCTTACTGAATCATATAAAAATATGATAGGTGTTGTTGATATTTATAATTTATCTGGTGATAGTATATTCAAAGAATCATTAACTCTAAATTCATATTTATATGTATCAGGTATTACTAATTTTAATAAAGATATAACAATGAATACATCATTATGCATTTCTGGTACTAGTAATTTGCAAGGAAATATAACTACATTAAATAATTTAAATGTAATTAATACTTCATTACTAATTAGTAATATTACATTAATGAGTAATATAAATGTATTAAATACTATGAATTCAAATAATAAATTATCAGTTTTTGGAAATTCTATTATGAATTATGTATCAATGAATAGTAATTTAGTTATATCTGGATCATCAATTTTTAATGAATCTATAAATACTAGCTATATTAATAATAATAATAATATTACATTTGATTCAAATAATATATATATTGGGAATCCTACTTCTATTGTAAATATTATGGGAAATGTTAATTATATTGAATCTAATGAACTTAAAATAATAGATAAAGTATTATCTTTGAATTTAAATTTACAAAATTTATCACCGACAGACAATGGTTATTATTCTGGTATTGAAATAATTGGAACCGGCGGTACTGGATTTATAAGAACAGCTTTAAATCCTACAAGATATGAAATTAAAGCACCTCAAGAATTACAAACTAATTATTTATTGACATTAGATAGTAATAATTTATTAAATGTATCGGGTACTGCTATTTTAAGAAATAATGTATCATTATTATCAAATATAAATGTTTCTGGTGTAGCTTTAATACCTAATATGACAATAAATAAGAATTTAAATGTAAGTGGTTATACTATTATAAATAATAATGTATCATGTACAAATTCATTAAATGTATCAGGAAATAGTTTATTTATTAATATGATAACAATGAATTCTAAATTAAATACAATAGGATATTCTATTTTAAACAATATATCAGAATTTTCTACATTAAATGTATCTGGTAATTCATTATTAATGAACTATACATTACTTAATAATAAATTAAATATTTCAGGTGATACTATATTTGCAAATAATACTACGTTATTAAATAGTTTTAATATATCAGGTAATACAATATTTCAAGGTTATACTAGTTTGTTAACAAATTTAATATTATCAGGAAATAGTAATCTAGTGAATAATACAAGTATTAATACTAATTTATATATTAGTGGATATACTAATATGTTAGGTAGTACATCAATAAGATCATCTTTATTTATATCTAGTAATACAATATTAAATAGTAATGTAACTATTAATTCAAAATTAAATATAAAAGGTAAAAAAAATATTATTACAAAAAATTATCAAAATAATTTAAGTGCTAAAAATGATGGTGTCCCCATATGGGGATGGTATAGAACAGGTGGTGTTCTAAAAATCAGATTAGAAGATATTCCCCCTACAATTTTATTATTTGGTTCAAGTACTACTGTAACTGCTTCATCTAGTATGCCATATGTAGAAATGGGTGGTAAAGTAAATGATAATATGGATCCATCTATATCTATGACTCTTTATATTAAATCAATATTATTTAATGGAACTACTGAATTATTAACAAATAAAATATTAACATCAGATATTTATTCTTACATAAATTATGTACCTGGTACATATTATATTGTAACATATACTGCTAGTGATAGTTCCGGTAATTCATCTTCAATAACAAGAACAATTCAAATAGTATAAGTTATTTAGTTATACACCCATTTTTATAATTTTCATAAAAATGAGTGTATGATATTAATCATATAACTAATAAATTATATTTAAAAGTTCATTAAAATCTAATTTATAATATAAGAAATGACTACAATGGATAATAATCTTATTCAACAATATAAAAATATGATTGGTATTACTACAATATCAAGTATATCCAAAAATACTTTATTTAATGATTCTCTCACAATAAATTCATCATTATATGTTTCAAACACATCAATATTAAATAATATTATATGTAATTCTACTTTAAATATTTCAGGAAAAACTGTATTTACAAATGATTATGTTACACCTAATATTATTGTAAGTGGTAATTCTATAATTAATAATTTAAATATAAATGGATATATAAATATAAATAATTTAAATACCAATTCATTAGTAGTATCAGATGTATTAACATTACCTGCATTAACTTTATGTAATACATTAAATGTTAGTAATTCTACTGCCTTAAATGATACATTATTTATTAATTATATTAGTAGTAGTACTTCAATTCATTTTGATAGTGATAATATAATAATCGGTACTACTAACTCTCAAATTAAAATAAAAGGTACAGATAATTATATTAAAGTTACTGAATTAAAAATAAATGATAAATTAATATCATTAAATTCACTTAATAATAATCCTGCAGATGTAGGATTATTATCAGGATTAGAATTATTAGGAATAAGTGGTACTGGATATTTACGAATAAATGATACAGGGTATAGATTTGATATAAAAGCACCCCTAGATAAAAGTTCAAATACTATATTAACTTTAGATACTAATAATAATTTAACAGTTAGTGGTACAACTTTATTTATTAATGATGTAACAACTTTATCAAATATTGCTATTTCTGGAAACTCAGTATTTAATAATTTATTATTAAAAAAAAATTTATATGTTAATAATCAAGTATTTAATGATACTGTAACAATTTTAAGTAATTTAAATATTAATAATAATTGTACTTTTAATAATACAAATTTTAATAATGATCTAATAATAAATTGTAATAATATACATAACAATATAAATTTATATGCACCTTCAAATAATAATAATATTCTATTAAAATCTACAACTATAGGTAGTAATTTATATGTATCAGGTTATTCTATTTTAAATGATTTAAATATTACTAATTTAAATATTTCTGGTAATAGTATATTTAATAATTTTAATTTTTCAAATATTTGTATTTCAGGTAAATCATTATTTAATAATGTTACAATTAATTCTTTATCTGGTACTGATTTAATATTAAATAATACAACAATGAATAGTAATATTATTATAAGCGGAATATCTATTTTAAATAATAACTGTACTATTAAATCAAAATTAAATGTTTTCGGAAACATAAATATAAATGGAATAAAACATTATGATGATAATAATCAAGCTGTTGAAGCTGGTATTCCTTTTTTTGGATTATATAGAACAGGCGGTATATTAAAAATTAGATTGGATGATATACCACCAATAATTACATTATATGGAACTTCCATAACATCTTATTATGGAAATAATATTATTGAACCTGGTGGTTTATCTATAGATAATATGGATGGAAATATACCTATTTATTTATCTGGTATAATGACCGGTAATACTAATTTATTATCAACACCAATATTATTAAATACAACAAATATTACAATTTTAAATACTAATACTATTTTAGGAGGTGATTATACTGCAACATATACCGCAACAGATTCCATTGGTAATATTGGATATAATTATAGATTATATAATATATTAGATCTTTGGACTTTGTATCCATATAATTCTACTAATATTTCTTATCTTAGTCCAACAAATTCACCAGCCATATTTAATAGTTCTGGAATGACTGCTGAATCATCTAGTAAAATGTTTGTTTCATCAAATATTGTATCTACATTCCCTCAAAATTGGGGCGTAGTAATTAAATATTTCCCACCACAAAATAGTACATCTATAGTACTAGTATTCGATGTTAATTTTACATATATGTGGTCAGGATATGGTTATTTAGGAATAAATTTTGATTGGAATAATTATGAATTTGGTGAAATATCTTTCAATATTACTGCACGAACTGATACTACATTAATGAGATCAGGTGCATATATGTCAATTGGCTATAATTCCAGTACTAAATATTTTCGTGTTCAAATAGTTAGTTTAGCTGGTAATATTATTTTTGATGCTAATAGAATTCATACATTTACTGGTGCATATCCACTATCTATAAATGTAAATGGACCATCAATGTTTTATAGTAAAGGAATACTAGTCAGTAAGATTGGATTTTTAAATTATTCTTCTTATTCAAATGTATTATAAGTATAATATTAATTATAAAAATATGTATATTAGTTATAATAATCTTTTTCTTTTGTATGACTAATTAATTATATTCATTTATATAAAATTATCATGTGTAATAAATATATAATGATAATTTTTCTTAAATATTTTGTAATTTTTATAAAAATCAGTGTCTTAGATAATAAAATATATAATTATAAGTTTTCACGAAATTTCTATGAAAATGATTATTATTAGGAAAAATACTATATATTTTTAACTTTAAAAATTAGATGAAATTATTAGTAACAGTTTTATATAGTAATTTTAATACACAAGAAAATTATTAAATATTTTTTTGCATAAAAAAGAATATGTATATTCTTTTTTTATACCTATTATAAATGTTTTGCTGAGAAATAAATCGAAGATTTATTTCTCGGCTTAATAATGAGATAAAAATCTTTGATTTTTATCTCATTGTTTCAATAAATTGTATTTAATCAATTAATCTTTTCCATTATATTTTTTATTAATATTTTAATAATAAGGGGTGTTCACCTTTGGTTTATTCAATTAATATTTTTATAAAAGAAATGTTTCGCCGAGAAATAAATCGAAGATTTATTTCTCGGCTTAATAATGAGATAAAAATCTTTGATTTTTATCTCATTGTTTCAATAAATCATATATAATCAATGTTTCGCCGAG